ATTAGAGATGACGAGTCAAGAATCTTTAACTTGATGGCAACTCCAGGTTATCCAGAGCTAATTGGTGAAATGATCACATTAAACTATGACAGAGGCCTAAGTGCATTTGTTATTGGTGACACTCCAGCTAGACTACCATCAGATGCAACTTCATTAAACAACTGGGCAACTAACCAAGCACTAGCACCAGAAGATAACGACGACGGTTTAACTAGCCGTGATGAATACTTTGGTATTTTTTATCCTTGGGGCTTTACAAGTGACAACGCAGGCAACAATGTAGTTGTTCCGCCAAGTCATATGATGCTACGCACAGTTGCACTAAGTGACCAAGTTAGCTATCCTTGGTTTGCTCCAGCAGGTACAAGACGTGGTGGTATTACAAACGCTACAGCAACAGGTTATGTAGATGCTGAGGGCGAATTTGTAACAGTAGCGTTGAACGAAGGTCAGCGTGATACACTATATGCACAAGCTATTAACCCAATTACGTTTATTAGTGGTGCAGGACTTGTTAACTATGGACAGAAAACTCGTGCAAGAGGCTCAAGCGCACTAGACAGAATCAACGTAGCACGTTTGGTAATTTACTTACGCAGCCAGTTGAATCAGCTTGCTAAACCTTATATCTTTGAACCAAATGATAAGATCACACGTGATGAGATCAAACAAGCAGCAGAGAGCTTAATGCTCGAGCTTGTAGGTCAAAGAGCACTATATGACTTCTTAGTAGTTTGTGATGAATCAAACAACACTCCAAGCAGAGTTGATAGAAATGAGCTATACTTAGACATTGCTATTGAACCTGTTAAAGCAGTTGAGTTTATTTACATTCCACTAAGACTCAAGAACACTGGAGAAATTAGCGGGTTATAAGGCATAGAATTAGGCCTCTGAAATACGGGGCCTAATTTTGCTAAATACTTGTAACAGGAGAACAAAGAATGGCAATTTCAACACTATCAAAGATTACAGTTCCACTAGCAACAGGTGACTCAGCTGCAAGCCAAGGCTTGTTAATGCCTAAGCTACAGTACCGTTTCCGTGTAACACTAGAGAACTTTGGTGTATCAACACCAACAACAGAATTAACAAAGCAAGTAGTAGACGTAACTCGTCCAACAGTTAGCTTTGAAGAAATTCCAATTGAAGTTTACAACTCACGTGCATACCTAGCAGGTAAGCATACTTGGGAAGCAATTACACTTAACTTGCGTGAAGATGTAAACAACAACGTACAAAAACTAGTTGGCGAACAACTACAGAAGCAATTCGACTTCTACGAGCAGTCAAGTGCAGCATCAGGACAAGATTACAAGTTTACAACACGTATTGAAATCTTAGACGGCGGTAATGGTGCTAACACACCTAACGTACTTGAAACATTCGAACTATACGGTTGTTTTGTACAAAACGCTGCTTATAACCAACTTGCTTACAGTGCTAATGAGCCTGTAACAGTTACACTAAGCATCCGTTATGATAATGCTATCCAAACTCCAGAAGGTACTGGTATTGGTACAGCAGTCGGACGTACAGTAAATACATTAGTAACCGGCGGCGGCGTTTAATACAACTCCTGCGCCATTCAATATTAAAGGGAGCCGTTGAGCTCCCTTTTTTATTATATACGTACATAATTTCCAAAGATAAATATTAGTATGGCAAAGTTCAACGGATTTTTAGACAACATTGCAAACGGGATATTAAGTCCAAAAGGTAATATGGCCGATTGGCAACACGCCTCTCGTCTCTATGTTGTTGACACACAAAAACACGCTCCTAAGTTATCGTTTACATATCACGTAACGTTTTATCTTACTGAGCAAGCAAAGGCAGTAATACCAGAAGTTGATCAGTATAAACACGAAATCGGTATGCTTGTTAAACAAGCAGATTTGCCTAAATTTACAGCAGCAGTTGAAACTAAAAACAAATATAATCGTAAAAAGAATGTTCAAACAAGGATTGATTATAGCCCAGTAAATATAACATTCCACGATGATAACTATGGTGCTACTACAGCACTTTTAGAAGCATATTACAGATATTACTTCTCAGATGGTCATCATACAACAAGCGACGGTTCTTACGGTAATAGAAGAACTGGGGATACATTGTATGACGGCCCGGGCACTAATACATTTAAGTTTGGTATGGACAATAATATACCAAACGTACCATTTTTTGATAGAATTGAAATTGCACAAATGGCTCGTAAGAGCTATACAAAATATACTCTTGTAAATCCAATTATTTCAAACTGGGAACACGATACAGTTGCTAACGGTGAAAGCAATCCGCTCGAAAACAGAATTACTATAAACTATGATACTGTGTTTTATGATAGAGGACACGTTGAAGCAGGCGAAAACGGTGAACCTTCAGGATTTGGTAAGTCTGATCATTACGATGTAACACCTAGTCCTATTACACCATTAGGTGGAGGACAATTAGGTATTGATGGTATTTTTGGTACTGGTCTTGATTTATACGAATACATTACTCAAGGTAAGAACTTTAGCAATCCGTTAGAGGCAGGTATCGCAGCAGTTAACTTGTTTAATAGTGTAAGAGATAACGGTGTTGAAGGTCTTAGAGAAGGCGGAATGAGAGTAATCACAAATGCTATTGGCAGTGTAGCAGGAATTGATGTTTCTGGTGTGTCGCAAACATTCTTTCCAAAGAGTTCAGGTAGCGGTGGCTCAGGACAATTATTAGTTGCTACAGCAGCAATAGCAGGACTTTCAGCATTAACATCAAACAATGCAACATCAACAACTACTGGTGATACAAGTCCACAAACTATTGATGACGCAAGATTTCAAAACTTCCAAAAACAATATCAAGCTAATGGGGGCACTGGCGGTATTAATGGAGCTCGAATAAGTTACGATGCTTTATCAAATGCAGCAAAGGCACAATTCGATTAATAAGGAAAAATTATGTCAAGTTTACCAAAAGAAAAACCCAGCAATTTTAATGACAAAGGAGTAACTAAGTTTTTTGATACATACTTTTCAAAAGAATTAAGTTTTCCGTCAAACCAAGTAGATGCAGTAGTTACATTTTTTACAAAACGCGGCTTTGACAAAACAGGCGCAATTAGTGTTTCAACTACTCTACTTCAGCAGGCAAAACTCGATAGTGTTAATGTTTTTCAATTACTAGATACACTAAAAGGGTTAGACGAAGTTCAGCTAAGTGCTATTGTTACAGAAGTGCTAAACTATAATAGACCTAAAACAAGTACCCTAGGATATAAAAGAACTGAATCAGCTGACAAGATTGAAAAAAGAAATATTGTAGCGTGATATGGCTAGATTTGCTCAGGGGAAGTTTACACCTAAATTTCCTGAAAAGTACATAGGCACAAAAACTCCAACTTACAGAAGCAGTTGGGAATTTCATTTTATGAAATTCTGTGACGAACATCCTAGTGTAGAAAAATGGGCAAGCGAAGCAATACGTATTCCATATAAAAATCCTTTAACAGGCAAGCACACAATTTATGTTCCTGATTTCTTTATTGCCTATGCAGATAAGGGCGGATCAAAAAGAGTTGAATTAATAGAAGTTAAACCTGCTAATCAAGCAATAAGAGAAAAAGTAGGTCGCAGTCGTGTTAACCAAGCAAGTTATATAGTTAATCAAGCAAAATGGTCAGCAGCGTATGCTTATTGCAAACAAAAAGGAATTAAATTTAGAGTAATAACCGAAAATGATATATTTCACCAAGGTGGCACAAGACGATAAATAATAGTAGCATATAATGGTATAATATAATGACTAAAAAATTAGAAGAGCTTTTAAATTTGCCAGACTCTAAAGAAATTGTAGACGAAGCAAAAGCTGAAGATAAAAAAACAAAAAAAGAAACTACTATTGTTGAAATAGCAGAAACTCAGCGTGATATACAAGAGCTAGATAAAATTGCAAGTGCATTACCAAGAGTTAAAGGCTTAGGTGATAAAGCAGATGAAGAATTAGAAGATATTGCTAAAAAAGCATTGGACGCATATGAAGACTTAATGGACTTAGGTATGAATGTTGAAGCACGTTATAGTGGGCGTGTATTTGAAGTTGCTGGCGGTATGTTAAAAACATCATTAGATGCTAAAGTTGCAAAGATGGATAAAAAATTAAAGATGATCGAATTGCAACTTAAAAAAGAAAAAATGGATAGAGATAGTAGCCCGGGCGACGGGAACATTGTTTCAGGCGAAGGGTATGTAGTTACAGACCGTAATAGTTTATTAGAAAAACTAAAGAATATGGATAAATAATACAAAGCGGGAATACAAATATGAAAAGTTTTTCAGAATATTTAACAGAGTCTAAAAAGACATATGATTTTAAAATTGGCGTAGCAGGAGATTATGCCGCTGACTGTAAAGCAGGAATTGAATCTGCACTAGGAAAATATGGTGTGGTAAAAGTTACTGACGGCAAGCGAGTACCTATTTCAAAACGCCCATTAGATTTTCCACAGTTAGAAAACATTGATGTAACTTACTTTGAAGCAGAAGTTACATATCCAACTACTGTGCAAGTATTACAAGAGTATTTAGGCAAGTGTTGCAATATCCCGCAAAGCAACATTATTGTACGTGATCCACTTGCACCACAAGAAGAATACCAAGAAGAAAAAGAAAACGAGCCATACGAGTCGATGCTTAACACAGAAGATATGGGCGGCGAAAGCGCACAAGAAAGTGTAGCAGGTAGCAGAGTAATGGACTTATTAAAAGAACTAGAAACAGCTCGTAAAGAACGTGAAGTTGATCCAATTTCAGGCACGCCAGCAGGCGAGTCTAAGGACATTGGCGAATCAGAAAACAACAAATCGGTCGTAGGAGGCTAATAAAATGGATATGAAAAAAATCTTAGAAAATATGGATGCAGCAGCTAGAGGCGAAAAACCGTCAGCAGGTGCAGCAAACGTAAACGATATGAAGGCAATTTTAGAGTCTATTCAACAAGTTGAAGAATGCGGAATGGATGAAATGCCAATGCAGCCTCCAGCAATGTCACAACCAGAAGAAAAAGTTTCAATGAATGTTACACTTAATGCACGTGGCGATGCAGTAGAAGATTTAATTAGATTAATGGGCGGTGCAAAAGCACCACAGGACGCACCTGTACATATGCCACCACCTGATATGAAAATGCTTCCAGATCCGCACGATGCTGAAATGGGTGATATGAAAAAGATGATGAAAATTTCAACAGATGGTCCAGAAATGATGGACGACGATGTTGAAGAAGATTGGGACAATTCACCTGAAGAAGAATACGCTGATACAAAAACAATGACAAAAGATTTATCAGGCGGAATCAATAGAGAGAAAAAGGCATATGCTGCTACACAAGACGGTGACAACCCTATGGCAGTAGAAGCAGAAGAGCTAAAAAACAAAATCAAAGAAGAACTTATGGCAGCACTTGAAGGCAAATACAAGTCAGATGCACAACGCAAGGCAGTTCACGCAGCTAAAGCAGAAAAAAAGAACTAATACATTCTTATACCACTTAGGGCCTACGGGCCCTATTTTTTTGAATAAATATTTGTATGGCAGCATCATTAGACGGCGTATTAATTAAAAAAGCCAATAAACAAGAAACATTTACAAACGAGCAGATTGAAGACATTGCAAAATGTATGGATCCTAAAGATGGGTATTTGTATTTTGCAAAAAACTTTGCTTATATTCAGCATCCTGTAAAAGGTAAGTTGCTGTTTGATCCATATGACTATCAATTAGGTCTAATGGATACGTATCATAATTACCGATTTAATATTAATATGATGCCACGCCAGACAGGCAAGACTACTTGTGCTGCTATCTATCTTGCTTGGTATGCTATGTTTAATCCAGACCAAACTATTCTTATTGCGGCACACAAATATACAGGTGCTCAGGAAATTATGGCACGTATACGCTATGTGTATGAAACGTGTCCGGACCATATTAGAGCAGGTGTTACATCATACAACAAAGGTAGCATAGAGTTTGAAAATGGTAGTAGAATTGTAAGCCAAACAACAACAGGCAATACAGGACGTGGTATGTCTATCTCGCTACTATACTGTGACGAGTTTGCGTTTGTTATGCCCAACATTGCGGAAGAGTTTTGGACTTCAATTTCACCTACACTAGCAACAGGTGGTCGTGCTATTATTACAAGCACACCTAACAGTGACGAAGATACATTTGCTACTATCTGGAAACAAGCAGAACAACGTTTTGACGACCACGGCAACGAAAGCGATCTTGGTATTAATGGTTTTCGTTCTTTTGTAGCACATTGGAGTGAGCATCCTGACCGTGATGAAGAATGGAAAGCAGAAGAAATTGGACGCATTGGCGAAGAAAAGTTCCGTCGTGAATATGGTTGTGAGTTCTTAGTATTTGACGAAACTCTTATTAACTCAATTAAACTTGCTGTGATGGAAGGCAAGAGCCCAGTATTAAATATGGGGCAAACACGCTGGTATAAAAAACCAAGCTCGCAGTACACATACGCAGTTGCTCTTGATCCAGCAATGGGCACTGGTGGTGATAATGCTGCGATACAAGTATACGAATTGCCTACATATGAACAAGTAGCAGAATGGCAACATAACAGTACTGCTATCCCCGGACAGATTAGAGTTCTTGCAGATATTTGTAGATATATAGAAGAACAAACAAAAAACCCGCAAGGGATTTATTGGAGCGTGGAGAACAATGGACTAGGTGAGGCTGCCCTTATCGTTATAAACGATTTTGGAGAAGAGAACATTCCGGGTTTGTTCGTCAGTGAGCCTATCCGCAAAGGACACGTTCGTAAGTTCCGCAAAGGATTTAACACAACGCATAGTACAAAAGTAACTGCTTGCAGTCGTTTAAAAACTATGATCGAAAATGATAAAATGACTATACATAGTAAACCTTTTATTTCTGAATTAAAAGGATACGTAGCAACTGGATCAAGTTATCAAGCAAAAGTAGGAATGACAGACGATTTAGTTAGTGCAACACTTCTTGCAATTAGAATGATGGCAGTATTAAAAGATTGGGATCCTAGAATCTATGATTCATTTAACCAAGCAGAACACGATGAAGATTATGAGCCACCAATGCCGATCTTCATTAGTACAAATTATTGATAAATAATATTATGAAGAGTCTTGACAACATAGCAGAAGATCTATTTAATAAGATCCGTGGACGTTTTCCTAGCGTTACAATTGGTGACGAAGCCGGGAAAGTAACCAATGACCCACTAACAGCCCGATTTTTTGATTTTGATTACAAAGAAGGCGACCGTAACGTAGGAAAAGTTAGTATTAGCATTAGCGAAGATAAACTTGCTGTTATGTATAGCAACAGTTTTGTAGAAAATGAAGATACTATCACTAGACAAAACTGGTACAACTTTTTAAAAGAGTTGCGTGTATTTGCTAAAAAAAGATTATTACAATTTGACACAAGAGATATTACAAAGTCAAACTTAGATAAAAGAGATTACAAATTCCTAGCACAGCAACAGGGCGGAGAACAGACAATGAGCGAGTCTAAAATGTATGGCACAAGTAAGATGAGTTATCAAAATATTGGTAACGCAAGATTAACTATTAAACACACTGAGAGTGTAAATCAAGAACTAGCATCAGGTAGAACACAAAAAATTGGAAAAATCTACATTGAAAGTGCTGAAGGCGAAAAGTTCATTTATCCTTTCAAGCACTTAAACGGTGCTCGTGCAATGGCTCGTCACGTAGCAGAAGGCGGCAAACCATACGATGAATTTGGTAAACATATTACTGGACTATCAGAAGAACTAGCTAACTTACGTAAATTTAAAACATATATGAATCGCTCAAGCGTAATGGCAGAAGGTCTATCAGGTTATATGGATGCTGTTGTTGAAAGACTAGACACAATTAAAAAGACAGTTGCAAGCCTACAAAAAGAATCATACTATAAAGCCGCTGTTGAATCTTATGAAGTACCTGTAATGGAAGACGTGCCTGCAGATATTGCAGAAAATTGGATTGACGAACTTACTATTAGACAGTTTAATGAAGAACTAAAAGATGTATTTCCGTATGTTTACAAACTAGTAAGTGAAGCAACTCGTGCAATTGAATTAGGCCCAGATGACTTATCAGAAGAATTACCTGCGGAAACTTACAAAGTACAAAAAGGCGACACTATCTTTAGTATATACAAAAGATTTAAAAATGCAAACTTCCAAGGAAGTGCGCCAGAAGAAGCAATTCAGGCAATTATGGACGAAAACCCAGACATTAAAGATCCATCAATGATACAACCTGGACAAATTATAAAAATGCCTTACTTTATGGGGGCTGGTCCAGACGGTGCTTCTAGAGGTTTGCCACCTGGTGGATTTAAAAATTACGGCGAGGAAATTGAATCAGAAATTGATACTCTATTAGGTCAGTTTAGTGATCGTACTGTAGCAGAAGATGATGATCCTTGTTGGAAAGGTTACAAACAGATTGGTATGAAGGAAAAGAACGGAAAAGAAGTTCCTAACTGCGTACCAGAAAATGAAGAAGCTAGACCTAAAGAAAAACAAATTCCAATTAGCGAGTTTATTCTTTCGTTGTTTGACAGAGAAAACGGCCAGTTTCCAAAAGGCGAAACAGCAGTACTAACAGCAGTAGAAAAAGATTACGGTGAGCAGTACATTAATCCTGCAAAAGCATTTATTGAGCGTATTCAAGAAACTTACGCAGATTTTAAAGAAGTTAATGTAGCACCAGTAGCTTCGCAAGAAGAAAACGATATCAAAAGATTAGCCGGTTTGTAAGAATTGGCTAACTTGATGATTTTTTTCAAGTTTTTTTAAGAAAATAACTTGACACGCTAAGTAGTAGAGTGTATATTATACACTGTGCTACAAGAAAAGGCACATACATAGGCATAAACAATTAGGAGGCACTAACTATGGCATCATTAGCAGAAATCCGAGCAAAGCTCAAAGAACAAGAAGCAGGCGCTTCAG